AGTCTAGACTGGGAAGATATTATCGTCCCAGCCCGGACTTCGTATCTTTGTAGGTCCTTGTTCCAACGCGCTAAGAAACGCGATAGACTAGGCCTTGCAAAGGACTTCAGACCGAAGGCCCCAGAATCCATACTTACAGTTGGCACAAGGCCATCTGGTATGGTCGAGGCGATACCCCGTGCAGCATGCCACAAACCTTTCTTTCGAAAGTTATTGTGTTGCTCCACGACGCTCGCCAAGGACTCTGGGTTGTTGTCGTAAGCAGACCGCCAATAGGCTGGAGTCACATCGACTCCCCTAAAGGCATCAACGCCGCAACTCTCTCTGAACTGTCCAGTCCAGAAGGATTTGCTTAAGTTGACCTTGAAATGCAGTAATTCAAGAGCTGCGAACAACAACTCCCGACTGTCAGAAGGGACGATTATATCGTCCCCAAAGACGGCCACGTCCCGAGCCAAGAGCCTCACATTCGTTGGTCCTGCTTGCAACTTTCGCTTAGTAGCGATAGCCGCGAGGCAGATCCCGAAGAATATGAGTGATTGGACCGGAAACGTGCAGGCGCTACCCATGGTTGAGAACTTTCTCAACCTGATCAAGGGGTCTGCTTCTTTGCAGATTCCTTGTTCAAGGAAGCGGGTGCGTGTCGCTTGAAGGGCCATAACCAACGGCGGATTGCCGTTGAAGTACTGCCCGACGAGGTGACAGGTGACTCGATCGCTGGCTGCCGATAAATCGACAGTTGCGAGGGAGCCATCTCTGGATCCGCGACGACAGAGATCTTGATTCCTGGATTGGTCCTTAAATAGGACACAACCGCCGATCCAAGACTCTCGACTTCGTTCGCAGAAGTAGTGCCACAAATTTTGCTGGCACCACTGATGTTCACTTGGCTCTGCGGCAATAAGCCGAGGCTTAGTGAAGGTCTTCCAGACGCTGATGAGTCTACTGGCCGGATCGGTTGATCCGACTTTGGAGTCAGCAGCACTATCAGCCCAACTTGCGTAATTGTGGAAACCACAATCAGCAATAGGGTACACGCTTTCCAAGCGGTGTGACCAGTTCGTCCAACAGAACTTGTTGTAGAATCGGCCACGTCGTTCGGAGACAGCACCTGGACCATGTCTGAACCTCCATTCTTGGAACCTATATGGCCCCAGAGTCGAGGTGATGAGTCTAGACACTTTGTCTAGGTTCACCAAGAAGGTCAGGAGTTCCTCTCTTTTAGAGGGGTCCTCCTCAGCTTCGATGCGGCTGAGATAGAGCGGAGAGTACTGGAATCCAGTATATTCTCGCTCGAACTCCTCTGCGTCGGGCTGCTCGGCGTTCCAGAAGCCATCAGGCTCCGGGAGCTCCGAGTCGACGAGGATGAAGTCCTTAACTTCCTTTTGGACAGCATCCTCACTGCATTGAAGATCAACTTTCCTACCCAAATAGAGTATTTGGCGCAGGAAGGCCACAGCTTCAACATCGCAGTCTCCTTTCAGGGTTCCTCTTTGGTCAAAAATCAGTAAGTACAGTCCCCGCAAAAACCGCGGGATTTGTACTCTTGATGAAACCGGCCTCGTTAGAGGTAGGCCATCAAGTTTGTACTGACCTCCAGCAAGACACTTTTCGAAGTGCTTGCAGGCAGCCACCATATCGACGCATATCGCGCCGATACCACGGCTACTGACCAAAGAACGTAGGCGAGCTTTGTCTTTGACAAAGTCCCCCACGAGCGTCGGGTAGACGTTGGCAACATCTTTTAAGATGTTGTCGAACGTCCGAAGCAATTCCCTAACATGGCGATTAGACATGCGGCTCCAAATAAATTTGGAGTCGGTATGTCCCATGTCGCTAGTTAGGCAACTTCACACCATCTCGTCAGTTAGTTCCGTCAAAACCGCATTGGTACTTGCCGTAAGGAAAGTACACAGAGCGGCCGGAATCGTCACTGACTCGTCAGCGGGCGATTGCTCGATGACGACGTACGCAACGCGTACGATTTCCGGAGCCTCCGAAGTAGCCCACGTTGTGTGGGTCACTTGGACGTTGTGCCTCGCTCGGCCAGTTTTGGTAACTGAATGCCGAACGAACACGCGGTACGACTCCGTCGCGTCCTTGTACAAGTACTCGGACGCATACGGTGGTGTGTTGATCCTGTTCAACGTTTTAGAGTTGAACGTGATCGAGTTGCTTCCCAGCATTGGGAACTCCTTGGTTCAGCGGGACTTCGGCCCAAAGGCCAAAGCAGCCAATGAACCAAGAACCGACCATTTGCCCCCGTCGAATAGGGGGAGAG